ACTGGAAACTTCATGAAATGGAAATCAGTATTAATCGGCGCGAGAATTTCAAATGGATACGATTTTTCTAACGCTGATATTGCTTATGCCTTTGCCCAAAACAACAATCTACCTTTTAAGATGCATAACCTTGCTTGGTTGCGGACAGACAAAGTTCCAAAAGATTACCCAGTATTCGATATTCCATCTAGAGTTGCCGCGTTTGAGTCTCATGCTACCACAATGCTTTCTAGGTTTCCGAATGTCAGATGGATTGATGTTTGGAACGAAATACTTGACCCAACGATTAATGGTCCTGAGGACTTAACTGGCGATCCAGAAGATTATATTGCTTCCGATGGAGACTGGCCTGTGTTCTCCATATCAGAATTAGCGAGTAATCACGCTTATGTTCGCGCTCTGCTTCCCGCCGATTGTGAAATTTGTTTTAATGATTTTAGATTGGTTGGGCGCGAGAAGGGAGTTGCTGCGATTGAAGTTGTTCAGGCTTTAAATAATGCTGGAGCCACGATTGATGTCATCGCAGAGCAAGCGCACATAAATACAGCTGGGAACATTTTTACTCCAACTGCGGCGGATTTGGAAGCATTTATCCTCTCTGCCCATGCGATAGGATGTAAGGTTGCTTTCTCAGAGTTCGATATTTCAATTGAGAACTTCGGCACGGTTGGTGCTTCACTCCAAGAACAATATGACCTAGCTCTAGAGTACATCGAAGTTTTGTACACGCACAGAGAAAAAATTTCTCACATTGCTTTTTGGGGAAATAGTGATAGTTACACTTGGTTGCACGAAAGGAATGGATCGAATATCTCTACCGAATATCCTTTACCTTGGGGAGCTACTCCCGATATGGAAAGAAAGCCGTTTTACAATGCCATTTTTAATTATCTGAGAACACAATCTTAGCCGTAATATTATGCACATGAACAATTTTAAATCTTTACTTATTTTGGTAACTCCTCAACATATTACACTGTAACATAATATACCTTATGAGTGAACAAGTAGAACTAAAAAATGAAGGAGTGGTTTCGATTATAGGAGACTTTGCGTTTCCTCATAGTCTAGATGAGCTTATTTCTAGTAGGGCAGAATCCGCTATCCGAAGATTACTATATTGCATAAAAAGTAAAAAACCAAAAAAGATTCTTTTGTGTCCCACCCCAGGAGTAATCATGAACTGTTTACCTTTTATTCTTTTGAACTCAAAGGTAACTATGGTCCTCCCCACGCAAGACTACATAAAAACCTTCTCTGAGATGGACCAGGACATACTCTCAGCCGCGCTTAAAAAGTGCGAGCATATTGTTGTGGTAAGTTCAGACGAGGAAACCAAGCCAACTAATTATTTAAGTATGCTTAAAAAAACATTTGAGTACATGATGGAAGTATCAGACTGGACCTTGTTCGCTCACTGTGATGAAGTTAGTAGTGAGACAGAGAGGCTCATGAGTGAAATTGGATATATAGAAATCCCAACTTTACGAATAAACCTTACCGTACCTATTATCCATGCACTACCCTAAAAACTTCCCAAACTTCTGTACAAAGGCTTCTCTATTTTCTTTCCAGCCGTCGCTCAAAATACCATCCCCCATAGACTGGTGAACAGCTAAGATAGGCACTGCAAAATTCTTGAGTTTCAGCATATCTGCTTGGAATGTTAAGTAGATATCATAAAAGTCCCAATCTCCAGTAAAGTATTTCGGTTTACTTACATTTAGGCTATCCAAAGTTTTTTTAGTTGTGGCTAGGAAAACACCGTCTAGAACTTGGCACTGCCCGAAGTTTCCGTAGTAAGTAGGATGCATCTCAAAAATACTATTCCCGTGAAGTATCATACCACGAAGGTTAGTTTTGTCCAGATGATTTGGGTTCATTTCCTTCAAGCCATCCCACCAAACTGCGGAACCTCTTAGTCTTCGGCATCCTGCCAATCCGATAAATCCAGTGTCCTCGCCTGAAAATACGGTTTCCATAATCTCTACAATGGATTCCGCGCTGCTTAAAATCTTCAGATCATCGTGCGCGAAAATGCAAATCGTGGAATCATCCATGCTGGACACCATTTCCTTGGCCTGTTCAAACACATTGAACATAGACTCTGCTCCAACAATATTATTCACTTTTGCAGAAAGTTGTGTGAAAATATCGCCCCTTTCAGACTTTAACCATTGGTCTTTCTCAGGCTCCCCTTTTACCGGGACAAAAACTTGATAAGGCTCAGTATATAACATATATGACTCCAGATGAAATTAGGAACGAATTAAAGAGGTGTTCGGAGGATCCGGTTTACTTCATTCGTTCGTATGTTTACATCACTCACCCAGTTAAAGGTCGTATTTCCTTCAATTTATACAAATTTCAGGAAAGACTTTTGAGGGAGATTATGGCGAACCGATTCTCTATCACTCGGAAGTTTCGTCAAGCTGGAATCACGACCATTTGTGCTGCTTATTCTTTATGGTACGCCATATTCAAGAAGAATAAGAATATCGTTGTAGTTTCCATTGGAGAGCGGGAGTCCACAGATTTCTTGGATAGAGCCAAGGAAATGTACCATGATTTACCTAAATGGCTTAAACCAAAGGCAATAAAAGAAAATCAACATACCCTTAAACTATCCACAGGTAGTGTGATTAAATCACAGCCAGCGGGTGCGGGTAGAGGGCAACCAGTATCAATTTTGATTGTTGATGAAGCCGCCTTCATTGATGGGATGGAGGATTATTGGAAAGCAGTTTACCCCACTGTATCGACAGGCGGCGAGGTTGTAATGATCTCTACTGTAAATGGTATGGGTAACCTGTATTATGACTTGTATAGGAAAGCAGAACTTAAACAAAATGAGTTCCACATTATACGAATCCACTGGAATGAACATCCAGATTACAATGAGAAGTGGGCTAAGACCACAAAAGCTAACCTGGGCGAGAAAGGTTGGCTGCAAGAAGTGGAAGGGGAGTTCTTAGGAACTGGTGACACCTTTATTAAGTCTGATGTTTTACGGGAGATAAGAGATCATACTAGCAAGGAGTATTACGAGAAATATTATCGTATGATGAGGGTGTGGCAAGATCCTGAACCCTATGCTCAGTATATGATTACAGCGGATGCTTCCTACGGGCGAGGGCGAGATCACTCTGCATTTCATGTTATAAACTTGTACACGGGAGAGCAATGCGCCGAGTTTTATAGTAATACGGTAAGTCTTCCAGATTTTGCTAAATATATTGCCCAAGAGGGGAATAGATACAACTTAGCATTTGTCGCCCCAGAACGAAATGTGTTGGGGTTGGAGCTTATTCGTGCATTATTTGAAGACCATGAGTATGACAATATGTGGTTAGATGAAAAAGGTGAGTTTGGCTTTCTAGTAAACAATAAAAATAAAGAAACCATCCTTACTTATTTGCAGGAGAAGCTCGCAAATTCAAAACTAAAAATCAACTCCAAAAGAACTTTCGATGAGCTTTCTACTTTTATTATATCCAACAGCGGTAAACTAGAAGCAGAAAAAGGTTACAACGATGACCTAGTAATGAGCTTGGCATTAGCCGCTTTTTTGATGGAAGATATTCAAGACTCATTACCTGATATGGAAAGACTAGATAAAAAGAGAGAATGGACGCTTATGGGGCCGACTACCGCAAATCCCAATAAAGACTTAATGAAAGAGTATCTCAAATGGATTTAAACAATAAAGATAACTTACAGGAATCCTTTACGGAGTTCCCCCCAACTCGATCAATGCAAGGTGCGCCTCCCCCTGGAAGGTTTACTGCTTGGTTTCGCAAGAAGTTTGGAAGGAAGGATAGACTACAAGGACCAGGAAGACCTCCACTTCCTAGTCTAAGGGGCGATGCGGCGACACACGAAACCCCTACCGCTAGTGATACTGGCGCGGGAATGGGAGTCAGCAAGAAATACAATACCCTACCACAACTTGAATATCACAGAAAGCGTAGGTATCGAGATTACGAGCAGATGGAGGAGTTTCCTGAAATTGGTGCTTCCTTGGATATTTACGCAGATGATTGCACTCAAGAGCATCTTGGAGGCAGCTTATTCAAAATTGACGCGCCTGACGATATCGTAAAGGTAATGGTCGAAGATTTGTTTGAAAGCTGTGAGCTAGAGACATTTATTTGGGATATTTCAAGAAATGTCGTGAAGTACGGCGAGTGTTTTATAGAAAATATCGTAGACATAAACAACGAGGATGCAGGGATTCAAAGAATCAAAATCCTCAACCCTAACTATGTTTACCGCAAGGAAGACAAATATGGTTACCTAAAAGGGTTTGTCCAAGAGGTTCCTTCTGCAAAAGAAGGAGGCATGATGGATTCAGCTAATGTAGGTGTAGCAAACCCGGAAAACAAAATTGATCTAGATCCTAATCAAATTGTCCACTTCCGCCTGTTTACTTCTGACGCAAACTACTATCCGTATGGAAAGTCGATCCTTGCACCCGCTGTACGGTCATGGAAGTCTTTGAGAATGCTAGAGGATGCTATGCTTATATACAGATTGCATCGCGCTCCTGAACGCCGAGTATTTTACTTTGAGACAGGTAATATGCCTTCCAGTAAGGTTGAGGCGTTTATCGAAAGACAAAAAGCAAAGTTCAAGAAAGAAGACTACTTTAGTCAGTCTTACAATCAGCCAGATTCTAAGTTCAACGCCACAGCACCAGACGAGGATTTTTATGTTCCCGTAAGGAATGGTAAAGGAGGAAAAATTGATGTTCTTCCTGGAGCGCAGAACCTAAGCGAGATTGATGATGTTAGGTACTTTAGGGATAAAGTTTTGGCGGCTATGAAGATTCCAAAGGACTTCATTGTTGAAAAAGATAAATCCCCAGAAAGAAAGGCAAACCTAAGCCAACTAGACATGAAGTTTGCGAAAGCAATTATTCGTGTTCAAAGGGATATTGAGACAAGCCTCAATGTTCTTGTCCGCCGTCACTTGGACCTAAAAGGAGTTCCGACATCAATCTATCGTTCTGTAAAGGTAACCTTGGCTCCTCCCTCAGACCTGTCAGAGAAGCGTAGACTGGAACTCGATGAGCAAAAGATTCGCACCGTGCAGTCATTGAAAGCTTTAGAGTTGTTCCCGGATACCTGGATTTATGAAAACTACTTCGATTTGACCGAAGGGAATATTGAAGAAGTTCAAACTCAGATGGAAGAGCAGATGGCAAAGAAGATGGAAAAAGAACAGCAGATGCAGCCTCCTGGCCCAGAAGCCCCTGTTCCAAACCAAGAACCCGTAGAAATGCCGCCTGACGGGACTCCTTCTTCGGAACCAGCGGCTAAATAGTTCTAAACCTCTTTTCTACAAATTCTATATACAATACACACCATTATGGATTTCAACGATATTTTTGTTTCCCGCGATAAGAGCTTCGTATCATTAAATGAAGCAGCAGACTATTTGGGTCGTAGACTCAGAGAAAATCTTGTCATTTTCAATATAGATGATTCAAAATCGGAGGTTTCATTTATTTCCGAAAAAAATCATATAATCGAATGCACATATGACTATGAAAAAGGTAAACTAATTTTAGAAAACTTCATGGTTACAGAGATTGATGATCTTTACTCTGACGAAAAAATTGATGAGAGGGCATCTAACAAGGTCTCTGAGTTTGTTCGATCCCTTCACGAAAGTAAATACGACCGTGCGGAGGACTCCTTCCAATCTTTAATGGAAACCTTTTCCTCACGGGGCCGAATTGATGAGACTCGCCGCAAACTAGAAAAGAAACTAGCACGGTTTGGTGAAACTTATAATATCGTTGAAACCAAAACTTGGGATAAGTTCAAAGAGGCACTTCCAATCTTTGAGAAGTTTGTAGCAGAAAAATCAGAGAGTTTGTTTGAAAATAATAAAATAATGGAAGGCTTGCGCCTTCTTGCTTGGGTATCGCACGCTTACGATATGCCAAAACTTCAATTGGAGGATCTAGACGATTCTGGTATGGTTGTGGTTGAGCCTAACAGCAAAAAGACCCTGTATGAGATGCTTTGTAATAAAGAGCTTATCCGTAAAGAGCTTCTAGAATCTAAGGAAAGCTTTGCTTCTATGTGGGCTACTAATGGTGCTATCGCTAATCTCGCTTCCACAGTTTACGCAAAGCCTGAGAAGGTTTACGAAGCTTTGGTCGCCGCTGTCAAGGAGATTCCCTACTTAGCCCTGGCGAATAAGTCGGAACTTGTCCGAGTTATGGAATCAACCTTTGAAGTAAATGACCCTGGGACAATTTCCCAAAAGGAAATCAAAGATTTTGTAAACGATCTCTTTGAAATAAAAAAGCCACTAAAAGAAGCTATAACCGATACTTTAAATGCCAAGTATGGTGTTAATATGCAGAGTCTTAAGTTTGTCCCCTCCTTCAAAGGACTCTCACAAATTCACGGCGAAGTTTTCGGAATGCTATCAGAAGAATGTGACAGTGGTATTCTTGGGGATGTTTTAACGGAAATGTCAACCTTGATGGACAAAAAAGGAGGCGTTCAAGTTTTAGATGTTGCTGAACTTATTATTGAAACTTTCCGCAAGGCGGGTATAAATCTTGCCACCCAAGAGTTCGTCTCTCTAGAAGAAGTTCTAGAAGAAGAGGGGTATGAAGAGGTTGTAGCTACCGGAGGTAGAGACTACATGGGGCGTAAGACAATCGAACAGGCTCGCAAGGAGGCGGCAGCGGCAGCCGCCAAGAAGGCGGCAGACGCCAAGAAGGCGGCAGACGCCAAGAAGGCGGCAGACGCCAAGAAGGCGGCAGACGCCAAGAAGGCCACGACCAATAATAATACCGTAAAGCAAAAAGACCAATCATCCGAAGAGGAAGAAGTAGTCCAAGAGAAGAAGCTCTCACCTGAGCAGTCGAAAGAGATGGACACCGACAAAGACGGTGACATTGATGACGAGGATCTAGAGAACCTCCGTAACAAGAAGAAGAAAGACGAAGACGAAGATGAAGACGAGAAGGAGGGCGGCAAGTCAGAAAAAGAGGACGGCGGCGCAATGACCGCTGAATCTAATGAGTCAGAAGATGATGACTCTTTGGATTTGGGAGCGGAGCTTCGTTCTGGGAAAGATATAACCAAAGAACTTGCGGACATCCTAGACTCTTTAGACCTGGATTCCCTCATGTCAGACGAGGATGCTAAAGAGTAGGGCTTCAAATGGTAGTAAACTCAAACATGACAAATGAGGAAAGGGTTAAAATCCTCCATGAACTATGGGACAACTCAATTGTCGGACTAACCATTGTTAATGAATCTGGTCATTTTGACTTTGTGAACCCTGCCTTATGTGAACTACTAGGTTACACTGAGACGGAACTAAAGGAGTTGAGATTTCAAGATGTAACCGTGCCTTCTGACCGAAGAGCGGACGAAGCGGAGTCACAGCTTCTAATAGCGGGTGTAAAAGACTTTTACATTATGGAAAAGTCTTACATTACCAAAAGACAATCGGTAATTAGGTGTTTGCTAAAGGTAATTCCTATCCGAGAGAGTGATGGTAAATTTAAATACTTCATATCCCAAATAAATAGGCATGATGCGTTTAAGAGTCCTTCCCCTAGTCCTCAACAAATAACACTAAAAGAGTTGAGGATTCGATATGGTAAGATATTTTGGGCTATTTTCTCTGTTGTAGGGTACGGCTTTTTAGCAACTCTAGGTAAACTTTTGGCTTGGGCGTCGAATAATGGGTGGCTTTAAACTTCTTCTAAAATAGTATTATTTTTTAGAAGGTTTATTATCTTCCAAAGCATTTTATCCGCAATCTCATCAATTTCATTTGCGGCATTAGCCAGCCTTTTTAGAGTGTGTTCTGAGATTGAGCCATTATCAGAGATATCCTCCAGTTCACTGGATATCTTTCGTAGCCACTCCACATCTTTGATGTGAAGTTCATATTTATTATTCTCTTGGTTTTTGGTTTTCATCAATTAAATAGACTTCAAAGCCTAGACTTTTGTAGGATTTCACCCTTTGCTTGGAGTGCTTGAGTAGGTACGGAGCGTCATCAATAAAATCATAAATATAAACTTGAGACTTGCTATCGTGTCTGCGAAGTGCGCGTCCAGCCGCCTGTAAGGTAGCTACTTCTGATTTCAATCCACGGGCATTGATTAGGTGAGTAATCTCAGGAATGTTTATTCCTGTTTGAAAAATGACCGTGCCAATCAGAACAGAGGATTCTTCCTTTATAAATTCCTTAACTTTTTCATCGCGCTCATCCAAACTATTCTTACCCATCAATAGGTGGCTACCAGGGATTAACCTATTTAATGCTTTAGCATGATCTAGATTCTTTGTAATGATCAATGTCTTACTTGGCTTATCACGAATTTTTTCTACCATGTTCGCAATGTAGTCATTACGATTCTTATTGTTCGTGATATACTTATCGTACACCTCCGGGTAAGAAAGATCTAAGTCATCAATAGTAGGATCAGACTTCATCTTAACAATTTGAATGCAAGGAGGAGTAAGATATCCCATATCTGCAAGTGAAACAGCATCAGCGGTATCCCTTGTTGGACCGAGATAGCTAATAATGTTTAATTTAGAGATAGGATCTTTTGGCATGGTAGCTGTAAATCCAAAACGATAGGATGCGTTTGGAAATGATTTTACGGCCTTTGAAGCTAGTTTGCCTTTGGAAAACTCCTGCACTTCATCAAACATGATGAAAGTAGAAGTCTTTAAATGCGTATCTATAACTTTCTCAACCGATTGTATGGTACAAAGCGTGATGGGTTTAATATCAACTCCATCTCCAAACGCAACCCCTACATCAAATCCTAGCTTAGTTAATTCATCGTATGTCTGCTTTAAAAGAGATTTTTTTGTAAAAAATATTAGTCCAGTTTCTTTCTCTAATGACTTTAATAATCCCGCAAGGATTATAGTTTTACCAGATCCAGTAGGGGCTAGTACAATTCCGTTCTTGTATTTTAAGCATTCTTCAATAGAATCTCTTTGGTATTTTCGATATTCAACACCATCTATAGCAAAGTCTCCAACATCGACATCGGTTCGATTATCTACTATTTCGTAGGGTTCTTCTATATATTCAAGGTCGTTGATGAGGTGATAAACCATACCGCTTCCAAACCTACCAGTAGGAGTAAAGAAGGATGTTTTGCCGTCCCATCGGCGTGTTTTATATGCCCTGGAATACTCAGCACCAGGAATTTTAAAAGTGTATTTTTCACGCAGAGCCTTCATTAGCTTTGCGTTATCACTTTCTAAAACTCCTGTTTGATTTCCAATAACAAGACGCGCCATATACCCTATTAAAGCACACTATGAGCGAAAAAGAAAAAACTATCATTGAAATGGCACAGGAATTTGCTAAAGAGCAAGGTTTTACGCCAGGAGAAAATGTTGAACTAGAGGCAAGAAGTCCAGAAGTTACAACCCAACAGCCCACTAAACCTTCTGCTAAATCTGAGGAGCCAGTGGTAACGGGGGCTGATGGCACGATGAAGGAGACCTTAGAGAAACTTCTGGAAAAGACCAAAGGTAAAACTGGATGGATTGAAATTAAGTTACCAAGTCGTGGCAAAGCATATGTAGCAGCCCCTGAAATGGTACGCATCCGACCTTTTCGTTTTGAGGAAGAAAAGGCTCTCAGAAGTGTAAGGAGTGAGGGCGACGGAATGAAAGTTATAGCTCAAATGTTATCCAACTGTATTGAAGGTATCAACTATCAAGACCTTACCCTGTCTGATAAAAACTTTCTTTTGTTTCACATTCGTAGGTTATCATATGGGGATGTTTACAAAATTACCTCTGACTGTACTAACTGCGGAGAGAAAAACAACCTCTCTCTAAAAATCAGTGAAATTCCCGTAAACTATGCAAGTGATGATTACTCTGAGCCTTTTACTCTTGTCCTCCCAGATTCGGAGCAAGAGGTCAAGTATGTCTCTCCCCGCGTAGCCCATGAAATGCAGTTTGCATCAATGAATGGGATTATGGATAACTTACACTCTGTTATCATAAGTATCGGAGGCGAGCGTGATGAGTTCGTTATCCAAGGGTTTTTAAAGCATACCACGGTAAGAGATGTTTCTACCTTAGTCCGTGCGGTATTCAACTCTCCTTTTGGTCTTGATCAAAGAATCAACTACCTCTGTGCAAGCTGCAAGAAGCCAGTTATTGGGGAGGTGGATCTAAACCAGGATTTTTTCTCACCGAGCTAGAGAACAGATTTGAATCTCTAGCAGAAGAAGCATATAATCTAGTTAAACACTGTAACTTTACCTACCAAGATGTGAAAGAGATGACGGGTGAGGAGAGAAACGACTTCATTATGATGCTTGTAAATGAGAGGCGGCGCGAAAATGAAGAAATAGAAAAACTCAAGACCTAAATAACTATATGGCGAAAATCAACAATTATGTTGTAGTAAAGCGTTACGACCGACCAAGCCCAAACAGCAAGGCTTATTTGGAGTTTCTGTTTGTAAAGGATGGTATTTTACAAGACCCTTATCAGGTTTGCTCAGTACACATCTTTCCAGACTCCAGTAATGGCGACATTACAGCGTTTGTTGATAGCGAACTAGGTTCTCCCACATACGGCGAGATTGAAGTTTCCTCCGCTAACGCAAGCGCGAGCTTTATTTTCACGAACACAACTGG